AATTTATAGACCCTAGGATTTATAAAAGCTGTATAATACTCCCTACCCTTTTCATCAATCAAAGACACCGTTTTATTACTCATATTAATATCCCGCTTTTTTAGTTGCATTACAGCCCCCATCCTACCACCTGTAGACATAGACATTTCAACATACATCAATAAATCATCATCATACTCCACACACTCAACCAACTCTTTAAGCTCAGATAATTCTAAATACCTAGTCCGACGGTTATCTACCCTCAAAGGTTTTACATTACGCGAGACATTCTCCTTAATATAGTTTTTATTAACCCCATATTTTAAAATAGAACTAAGTTGAGTCATATAAGCATTAATTGTTGAGTGAGCCATCAGGCGGTCACCCTTACCCTTTGAACCAGTTAAAGTTTTCATTAAAGAATTACGAAAAGCAATACAATCAGCCTCTGTTATTTTATTGATTAATTTATTTTTAAAGAATGGTTTGATAGTTAGATTAAAGCGAGATACCATCTCATCATAAGAAGAGTTGGTTGTCTTTGTAGTATGATACTCTTCAACTAAAGTATTTAATGACATCCTATCATCTATAATAGAACCAAACTTAGCCTCATGTATAAGTTCAGAGCGTTTATTAAAACAAAAAGCCTCCCTTATACCCTCCGAATGTTTACCTATCTTTATATCATGTCTTTTACCATTTACAACGAACCTAACATAATAAGATTTATCACCATTAGCTAGAAGGTTATAACATACCCCAGCGTACTTATCAGACTTAACCATTTTTTCACCCTATTTCCACTCAGAGAGTGCATTATTTGTCGTTATTTAGCATATTATACCTCATCGGACATAATAAATTATAAGCAACTAAGCTACGTATAGCCTGCGTTTGGCTAGAATTAGGTGTGTTTTGTTAAAAAACAATGTTTTATCCGCCCGCGGGTACCACAAACTCCCCAAACTCCCTTATACCTTCAAACAAAGACCTTTTAAAAATATTTCTTCACTCTATTTCCACATTATTACGTGACTTTTCACCCAAATTACATGATAATATAAATATAAAAAATAAAGGATTACATCATGACACTTGAACAATATAACAATGAAGATTATCAAAACAGAGGTGGGAATTATCCTAAAAGTAATAAGCCTGTAAGTATAGAGGCTTATAAGAATGAATTGACTTTCTCTTTTAAAAATACCAATGAGTCTGATTCAATTAAAGCCGTTAAAAAAACAACAACCTATAAAGAGATTTCAGAAAAATATAAAGTAACTATTAACGCCTACCAAACAGGAGACTTCCAAGATGATTGGGTAGACGTTGTATGTAAGGTTAGTTAAATGACTAACATAATAGCCTATCTAGAACAGGTAGGCTACTCTCCCGAGGAGATATCTAATATCCAAGAAGGTATCCCCCTCACCCCTCAATCCCCCAAAATAACAGACGCTAAACATGTCTATAAACTACTACATGAATACAGCACCAAGCCTAAAGAACATTTCATTTGCATCACCCTCGACGGTGCATCCAACGTTATTAATAAGTACGTTATACATATAGGTACTATTAATCAGTCGTTAGTACATCCCCGCGAAGTATTCTATCCTGCAATAAAAGATTTAGCCGTTGGTATCATCATAGCTCATAACCACCCCTCAGGCACGCTAGAACCCTCACGAGCAGATATTAATATCACCCAACGCTTACATGAAGTAGGTAAATTAGTAGGTATTGACTTACTAGACCATATCATTATAAGTAAAGAAGGTTACTACTCCTTTAGTGATGAAGGCTTAATTTAAACGTACTTACGTACATACTATCTACTTTAACGTACTTACGTACTTACATTATATTATCAAATAATTTAATCCACTAACAAAAAGGCAAAAGGAATACTAATGCCTTGGATTAATCAAGCGTGCCTAGACCCCAAACATACCCACTTCATCTACCTAATTAAGAACCTAGATACCAACGAACTATATATAGGTAAGAAACAACTCACCCAAAGAAGATACTCCCACACTACCAAGCGATACATCTATAGTCCAAGCAATTGGCAAAACTATCAGTCCAGCTCTCAGATAGTATCTAAATGGAATCCCGACAGAATAGAAAAAACAATACTACAAGGTTGCTTCTCCGCACGAGAAGCAACCTACCTAGAAACCTCTCTACTATTTAAAGCAGATGCACTCTCTGAAGATACCCCCTTCGTCAACAAAAACATAGGCGGCAAATACTTCACCCACACAGCCTACAAAGGCACCCCCCTACATTACTGAAAATAATCTGAAGCTTCCTTCAAAAGAGATGGCTTCATAGATTTTCGCAAACACAATTTTCTCAAATCACCCCAAGGAATCCCCATGCAAGAATTACGCTTCATAGACGCACCTCTATTCGGTAAAAAAAGCAACCTATCCAACCCCGAAGGTATTGCTACCTTATATAGTTGTGTAAGACTCATAGCAAACACCATAGCCCAAACACCTATTTTCCACATTAATAAATCACAAGAAATACAGACAGACTCAGACCTAAGCATCTTGCTTAAGTCCCCTCAACCAAACAACACTTTTTACTTTTGGCTCAATAACCTAACCCATGACCTTGTACTTAATGGGAATGCCTACGCTCTCATCTTTGAAGGTAATCTATTATACATACCATCAACCAATGTACAAGTATTCGTAACTAATAATCAAGAGATACCTTATTACTACCAAGTCTCTTTCAGCGGCAACACGCATACTATTTACCCTGAAGACATTATACATTTAAAGAATATCTCTGAAGATGGTTATGTAGGAATAAGCCCCATACAGCAACACCGTAAAACGCTTGACAGCTCTTATTCAATGCAAGATTATACAGCCAATTTCATAGAAAACTCTTCTGCTCTCTCAGGGCTAATTAAATCAACGAAACCTCTCAATAAAGAAAAGTTTGAGGAAATCCGCCAAGGGTTTAGAGATAACTATGGGGGTTCAAAGAACGCAGGTAAGACAGCCATTTTAGGCGACGGTTTAGACTTTACTCCATTAAAACCAACCTCACCCACAGATATAGACTTCATTAATAATTATAAGCTTAACAAAACACTCATAGCCGAAATCTTTAATGTACCTTTATCCATGTTGGGGACTTCAGACATGAGTTATAACAACGCCGAACAGATGTCTCTAAGCTTTCAAAACTACACCATCAACCCAATTTTAAAACAGATTGAACAAGAACTTACTCTAAAGCTTATTTCTTCTCGCTCCAAAGACAAACTTATATTTATGGTTGACACCCTAAGCCTAGCCTCTTCAAAAGAAAAAGCAGACAGCCTCTCATTACTAGTTAACACCCAAATATTTACCCCCAATGAAGCAAGACAAAAATACGGACTACCACCAATCGAAGGAGGAAATAAACTTTTACAAAAAGAACCTACAAACACAGCAGCCCCTAAAAACAAAACAGCAGAAGGCACCAACCAAACTGCCGAAGCCGTTAAACCCCCATCTAAAAGGAATCTAAATGCAGATTGAAACCCGCAATGATAAAACACGAGAGATATCGGGATATGGCATTTTATTTAACGATAAATCCAAAATACTTAGAGACCGTAAGGGTGAAGAATTTATAGAAGTAATCCACCCCGAAGCACTTAATAACCTAGACCTCGGAGACGTATATTTATACTATCAACATGACCCCAAGCAGGTTCTAGCCTCAACTGAAGCCGGAACCCTAAACTTACAAATTACTCAACGAGGCTTATATTTTACAGCCAATCTACCCGAAACACGCCTTGGACAAGATACCTACGAACTCTTAAAACGAGGAGACCTAAAAGACATGAGCTTTGGTTTTACCGTTCAAAAAGACTCATGGGATGTAACTCAAAACCCCCCTATTAGAAAAGTCCAACAAATAGGCAATCTGGATGAAATCTCGATTGTTACCCGTGGTGCTTACAAAAATACCTCAATAGAAGTATGCCGTTTTAAATGCCACAGACAAACCAACCCTCTAACCCTTGAAGCTCGTTCGCTTCTTGAATCAATCCAAACCAACAAGGAATCCTAATGAACATTAAAGAACTACAAGCAAAAAGAACAGAAAAAGTTAAAGCAATGGAAAACATCGTAGAAACTCGCTCTGAAGATATGAATGAAGAAGCCTTAGAAACGCTTAAAACATTTAAAGCGGAAATCGGAGACATCGACAATAAAATTGAAGCCATCAATGAGCTAAGAGCAGTTGCACTTAAAAACTCAGCACCTGTTGAAGTAAAAACTAAAAATGCACAATCTGAACTTAAAGACGAGTTCCGTTCTTATGTTGCAGGCGATTTGAATTATAAAGAATATGAGCAAAGAGCTAAAACTCTAGTTAGTGATGGTTCTAACATCGTACCTGATGAATTCATCAAAACATTACATGAAAAAATCTTAGAATTTGGTTCTCTTTATGGCTCAGTTTCTAAAATTACAACAGCAGACAACGGGCAAGTACAAATCCCTACAATTGATGATACAGCTAATGCCGGTGCATGGACTGATGAAGGCGGTGCATATTCAGCAGCAGACTTCTCAACAGGTTCAATTACCCTAGACGCTTATAAAATTACTACAGGTATTCAAGTTTCAGAAGAACTTTTACAAGATAGTTTTTTCAGTATTGAAAGCTACCTAGCTACAGCATTTGCTACACGTTTATCAAGAAGTTTTGAAGATGCAATCGTTAATGGTGATGGTGTTAAAAAACCTGAAGGAATTATCCCTGATGCAAGTACTATAACTTACACTTCTGCACAAGTTGGAGCGGTAACATCAACAGACCTTTTAACAGCAATCTTTGTTTTACAACCAACAGCACGTAAAAACGCAAAAATCTATGTTTCAGATGACCTTCTTAAAAGCTTAGCTCTTGAAGTTGATTCTAACGGCAGACCAATGCTTCA